TTGTGCATTAAGTTCGTCAAATGCTTTCTTTGCTGCTAAGTATTCTTTTTCTGCTTTTGTGTATGCAGGAGTGTTTAACTTAGCGCTTGCAAATGCTTTTCTTTTTTGTTCAAGAAACATGCCTGTTCTAGCAAGTTTTTCCTGAGGGGTCATTTCATCAGGTTGGACATTACCTCTACCGCCACCGCGTGGACCGACTGCCATTATGCCTTCACCTCACGCATCTCTCCTGCTAATTCATTGTAGATAGCATCTAAGTATTTATTTTCTTGGCGAGAGTCATACTCATCTGATGATTTAATAAAGTCAACAACAGCCTGTTGGCGACCACCAGCACCAGTTGAACTGGATTGAGTCATAGCCTTTTGAAAAGCCTTCTCATACTCAGCACCAGTAGCATCACGACCAAGTAATGATTGGTATGTGCTTTGAACTAGAGCCTTAGCATCCTGAGATGTGTAAGAAATACCTGAGCCAACACCTTGTTTAGCATCCATGGCAATAAGTTCATCAGGTGTAAATTTACCACCTTGTTGAAAGTAACCAATAGACTTGCGACCATAGGCAATCCACTCATCAATACCATTAACAACATTAACTTTCTTACCAAGGGCGTTGAACTTATCTACCCACTTTTGGCGTTCTGTTTCAGACATTGAAAACCATCTTTTGGTCCACTCATCTAAGCCAACAGTTTTGTCTTTACCATCAGCGCCTTTGCCTTGATAAACACCGCCTGCTGCTAAAGCATTATTAAAGATGTCCATAGAACTGGTTGAACCAGTCTTATTACTAGCAGTTGTTTCAACCGCTGTTTTATCTTTTTCGTCTGCCATTTAAATCACCACCGGGTCGTTAGGAAAGTATCTATTGTAAAAATCGCTAAACTCAGGTGACTCAGCACCAAGTTGGGTAACAAATCTATCCCAAAGGTCTGCTAAGTCATCATTACTATTTGCTTCCAATGAGCGTGAACCACCCATTTGGTCGCGTTGCAATAATGCTTGACCAATCTTTTTACGAGCATCTAGGTACAAAGCAACAGCCTTTACAACTGGGCGATTACCATTTTGTGCCATCCATGCTTTGTCTTGAAGTGCTTGTCCAAGGACATCAGCACGCTTCATGTACTTACCACGGTCAGGGGACATGTAGGCTGCATACCAATCAACATTGTTTTCAGCCATGTAATCTAACCATGCTCGCTTAGCATTATTGTATTGTTCTAATAATGGGTCACGATTACTGCCAATACCGTTTTGGATTTTAAATGCATCAATTACATCTTGTATCTTACGGTATTCAGTCCAGCCACGCTTTAAGTTTGCATCTTTAATAAGTTCTGCTGGATTACGGTTTTGACGATAGGTGTTAGCCGAACCGGGGTATGAACCCGTGCGATACTGCCATTGATAGGCAGCCTGCGAGAAGTCATACTTACCGTCAAAATCATTAGCAAGCCATCCCATAAGTTCAGGCTCACCCTTTGCTTCTGCTTCTGCCATTAAACCGCTGAACTTACGAAGGTTACGAACGGTGTCTAGGTTGGCTTCAAGGCTGCCGGGGTTCTTAGATAAAGATACTGTGGCTTCAAAGAAGTCAGGGTACATCTCAAAGAACTTGGCTTCTGCTTCGCCGGGTTCTGTGTATTGATTTTGGAACTGGCGGAAAACTTGTTGGTAGAAATCTACCTCAGGTGAGATAGCAAACGGTGCAGAAATTGCAGTCAAAGAACGAAGTAAATAAAACTTGTTAACTTTGCTGGTAATTTCATCTACCGTTGGTGTTTCTTGGCGCTTACCTGTGTTGTAATTGTATGTTTCATAACGCAACATTTGGTTAAAGGTACGAACATACATTTCGTCTTTAGACCACATAGTCTTTAGACGGCGCAATGTGCTAGGTAGAAAAATCTCAGATGCGCTGTTAGGCATACCTGCTGGGAATAACGGTTTAAACGCTTCCTCAAATTCAGGGCGTTGGCGCAAGATTAAATAAGTTGGGAATACGGCATAAGGACCAAAACCCGGATTACCTGCTTGACCTTGGGTAATAACATCAAGGCTTGATAATGGGATGTTAACTCGTTTAAACGCGTTCTCAGCCACATCTTGCCACTCACCCGGCAATGCTTTGATAAAAGCATCAGGTACTTGAACCACAAGGTTAGCCATACCACCCTCACCAAGTTGCTTGGTATCGGTAATACGGTTGCCTTCTTGGTCAACTACTAATTGTCCATTAACAATTTGTGCAATAGTTCTAGCAGCAGTTGTAACTACCTGTGGGTTCTCGGCAACAATGCCACCCCAACGCATTAAAGTATTTTCATAGGCTGCATAGAACGGGAACAACAAGCGCATTACTTGGCTTGATGATGCACCAGTTCTACGAACAATAGTAAACAAAGTACGCTCTACTTCACGGCGGGCTTCCTCACGGGCAGCACGCTCAGCACGGCGTATTTCATCACCTGTAAGTTTATCTACACCTCTAGCCTGTGCAATTCCATCAATGTTTCGTTTAACATTTTCTTGATAAACAATGTTTACTAATGGGTGACGAGCAAAGGTATCCTCAGGAAGTGAGCCTAGGAAGCGCATAACACGGCGATTAACCATGTCCACAATACGCTCTTGGTCACGGTATTCCTTACTTGTAGTTACAAGCAGACCGTTAATCTCAGGTAAATTCTCAGGTTGAGTGCCAAAACGATTAAGTAAAAATACTTCTACATCTCCACCTGTAAGTGGCTTACCATCCTCTTTAGCAGCAGTAAGCATAAGTGCTGTATCCTCATCAGGAACATACAACTTAACAGCATTGCGTGTATCACTAATACGAGTTAATAAATAATCATTTTCCTCGCCAGCCTTTAACTTACCAAACCCAAGTCCCTTGCCGGGAATTGTGTATGTGTTATTGGCATAGATACGCCCACCACGGGTTCTAGTTAAAAATCTTAAAATCTCATCATTAGTTGCACCGTCAAGAATACGACTTACTATTGGGTCCATAATCCCAGTTTCAGGGTCACGGAAGTGTAGATTTAATACACCAGCCCATGCTTCAAAGTAGCGTGGGTCGCCGGGCTTAACTGGTCGCATTGCTCTTGAACCGGGACCTGCAAGGAACGCCATTTGCTGGCTTCCAATAATGCTGCCCCATGTTTGTTCAGATGATGTACGAGCAAGCATCCAAGATGCATTGTTAAATACTTCATCAACTTCGTATGAGTGACCATTTGCTTCGTGAGTAAAAGTTCCAAATCCAACTTTTGACTTAACAGACATTTGTTCTGATTGACTGATACGAGCGCCTAAGCGACCCATCATGTCGTCAAGTTGAGCATTGACCTCTGCGTATGAACGACCAATGTTAGCAGCAGCATCCTCAACACCATTGTTAATCATGGCAATTAAGTTCTCATCATCATAGTAAGGAGAAACTGCTGGGCGAGTACGGCGTGATTTTTCTTTACGGCGTACCTGTGTCCGAGCAAGACGGCGTTCTTTAGTTGTTTGCAATGGCTGAGCAATGTCTAATGCAGCATCTGCTTCTGCTTGTGCTGCTTCAATTTGAGCGCGAGTTAACTTAGTAACTTCACGACCACGACCTGCTTCGCCTACTGCCTCAGGTAGAACAATGTGTGATAGTCCACCTGCACGGCGGTCATCACCTACAACTGCACGACCAAAATTGTTTTCACGAAGGTATTTGTACAAAGGAGAGTTTTGGTCTTGCCAACCCTTACTCTTTACCCAAGCACGCCAAACCTTTACATCTCCACCAAATACTTCTTTGCGTACATCCAATGGGATGTCTGACCATTTATTAAGATAAAGGGCATCACCATAAACACGCATTGGAGTAACGCTTCCACCATCACGGCGGACACGGAATACTGCACGCTCTAATTCTTTAGGATTAAGGTTGCGTATTCTATCCTCATCAACCTTAACAAAACCTTTACTTGTACCCTTGCGAAGTTCAACAATGTTTCCAGCACGGCTAGCGCCAATCATGTCTGACTTCATGCGGGCTGCTGCGGTAAGTAACTTTTCAGGGTACGGCTTACGGGCAGGGCGTGGGTCATAACCCCACTCAAACCAAGAATTGCCATCTGTAAAAATGTCGCCTGCACGAACACGCATTTCCTCAATACGATACTCAGGGTCTAGGTATCTACTTCCATGAAGGTCTGCATACTCACGAAGTGGTGTTACCCAATCACCTTGGTTAATAACAGCAGGTGCATCTTTAGGAACAGCACGATAAACGGTAACCATACGATTTGGGTTACCTTTGTATTGATTGATAAATTCAACAATTTGTTTATCTAATCTACTAAAATCTTTTCCACCTACACCATAGATACGAGCAGCATCAGCAGAATAGACATCCTCAGGATAAATACGAGTTATGTTGTCTAGTGATGCACCAAACTCGCGGTCAGGTGCTGTGTGTGCGCCACGGTATCCAGCAGTAAATGATGATTGTGGATGGCGTTGTGGACCTTTACGAGTAACAACTCTTAGTGGAACTGGTCGCCCAGTATCTGAGATGTAACGCTCTAGTCCAAAACTAAATTCTTGTGTTGCATAACGGTCAGCAATTTGTGCATTAGTAGATGCAGATAATGGTCTTGCTGGGTCAAATTCAAAAGTATTTGTTGCTGAGCCATGATACAAAGTAACGGCTTCTGCTTCTGCCAAGGCAGAACGAAGTCTTGTAAGTTCTCTAGGTAAGACAATGGCTGCTGCTTCCTCAACACCAACTAAATTACCTTTAGCCTTTTCAGCAGCAATGTAGTTAGAAATTAGGCGCTCGCCACCACGCTCAATGTCTGCCATGCGGGTACGGATTTCTCCTGCAAGACCTTTACGAGAAAGGTCAAGACCACGAAGCATGTCTTGGAGTTTTCCAACTTCATCACGCAAAACATTGATGTCGTCTTTACGACCAGCCAAAACTTCAACATTATCAATAAGACGGCTAACTCCCGCTTTACGATTTTGTAAAAATCTTTGTACAGCCGAAGGACCACCAACTGCTACTGCTGCTGGTAGGGCAAAAGCCTTAGCCATCATAGATAGTTGTGCTTCTGTAAGGTTACGAACTGTGTAACCTAGGCGCATAAGAACGGATGTTTTGAAAATGTCGTTAACATTATCAAGTGTGTTCATAAACTTTTGTCCACGAACAGCAATTTCCGTTGGGTCAATGCCTGAAAGAATACTTGGAAGTACACGCTCGTAAGAGTCAATGCCATCTTTTAGTCGGCGTAAATCCATTGCAATAACAATGTTTGCAGACTCACGCTCTAACTGTGGGAACTTAGCAATTACTGGACCGTTTTCTGTAAAGATAGACAAGAAGCCACGGTCTTTGTGTTCTTTAAGTGTCTTGGCACGGCGGTAATCAAAAATTGCGTACAGTTTTTCAATTTGTTGTTGGCTCATGTTTGGGGCAATAATTCCCAAAGCATCTTTTTCAGCCAACTTAATAATGTTTAAACGCTCGCCTTCGGTGGCTGCTGCAAGATACTGGTCAGCGTATGCCCCAGCCTTTGGTGCAAATGTTCCACCTGAAAGTTCAACAGCCTCACGCAAAAATGCGTTCATCTCTACATAGGAGTCGCCATCATTTACTCTGAATACACCACTTGGGCGAAACTTTGTAAAGAACTCTGACTTACCCTTCATGTAATTAACAACCATAACGGCTGGATGAAGGCTAGTTTTTTGTATCATGGTTACTTCGGGGTCAGCAAAAGTCTTTGCTAACTTTTCTGCACGATTGCGTGCATAACCTGATAGTGGACCACGGGCAAAAGTTCCACCACGGAACTCATTACCGCCAGTTGAAACTCTTTCTAATGCAATACGGAAACGGTCATCCTCTTTAACAAGGTTGCCTAGATAAGTTGAAACTGCATTATTGTATTCAGGGCTAACAATTAAATCACCATCAAGTTTTCCATTAAGTGCTTCACGGAAAGGCTTTGGTGTATCTGTTAAATTATCAAGAACAAGCGCTGCTTCGTCATCAACTCTTGCGATTGCTGCCATTGCTTGCTTATCTGAACCAAGTACGGCACGGAAAGTATCAACAACTTCTTGGTCGGTAGTTGCACGACCAAATAAATAAGCCATAGCATCAGGGTGTGTAACACGCTTTTTAGACCAGTATGGATACTGAGTCTTTGCATCAGAGCGTGCAAGGAATTGAACATCCTCAACTGCACGACCCTCACCTTTAAGAGCGCGACCTAATAGGTCATCCACTCCATCAGAAGTCATTGCTAACTTACCAAAAACTTTACGAGTTGCAGAACCCGGAATTGATGCAATACCAGTACGACCAGCACCCATCAACCCTGCTGCCATTGGCGCACGGGCTGCAATAGAAACACCTTTACCAGCAAACCCTGCAAAGAATAGCGGGTCAATAGTCATAGATGAAGTAAAATCAAGAGAACCACTAGCAAACTTACCAATAAATTGGTCGTTAAATGCTGCTTCTCTATCCTCAGGATTAAATAAATCAAATCCTGCTGCTAAATACTTTACATTACGGTCAAGAAAATCATGGAACCAACCTGAATTTTCTGCTGCGTTCTTGCCTTGACCAAACAAAGACAGGGCAACTTGTCCCATTGAAATGTCGTCTTTGTTGTCGGCTACGCGCTTTTGATACTGTTCGTATGTTTCACCAACATTTTTGTATCGGTTGTACATAAAGGGCAGTTCAAGTCCCTTTGTAACAATTCCTTCACGGACTTTTCCGCCTGCTTCATAGGATGCTTCACCTACTGCAAATAGTCCTTTAACTGCACCACGAACTGGCGTGGTTCCAATTTTGACTACACCTTTAGCAACATTAACAGCATCAACATACCAAGGGTCATCATTAGAACCTGATGTAGCAATGTCGTGGACTAAACCCGGTATGCCTGTAAAATTAACAACGCCTTTGGCAATGTCGCCAATACGGTTAAACCAAGACATTAAACCTGACTCCGTAAGTAGCGATAAAAGTTACGCATAGAGTTTGATGCATTTGGTGACTCAGCAATTCGTGCATAGATTGGCAATACAGCCATAAGTCTTGCAACATCCTCAGAATTTTGAGCAGCAACCATTGCAGGTGTAGATAAAATCTCAGGTCCTGCGCCTTCACCTGTTCGTAAACCAGTAGTCATAGGTTGGTCAGGGTATTGAGTTGGTGCATCAAAAGGCACTACTTCTTTTGCATAATCTGCTAAAGCAGAGCCTTGATTTAAAGGTAAAGATGCTGGGCTGGGTTGTCCACCACTCATGGGCGCTTGGGTTTGTAGGTCATAAAAGTCCTGCCCGTCACCATAAGCCATGCCTGCTGCGTATCGCGCAGGTTGTCCATCCGTTCTTTGAGAGAGCGCACCGGGTCCTGAAACTGGTGCAGGGTTGGTCGGTTTCCTGTATCCACCGCGCTGGTCTGCCATTTTATCCTGCTTTCATTTTCGCTTTAAGAGCGTATCTAAAGTGCATCTTTTAAAATTATGAGTAGTTTTGTTTAAACAGCATACTCAGGCTGCATCAATAAACTTCTTACTTATTTTTTGAACCGCGTGTTCCTTTTGGCTGCTTGCCAAGATAAACCATACCGCCCTTAGGATTGCCCTTTTTTGGAGTGCCATCTACGCGTGGCTTCTGTACATTAGCCTTGCCTGCTGAACCTTGGTTTGCTGGCTTCTTGCTGTATCCCTTCATTTATTCACCCCCTTTACGCTGGTACTCGCCGAATTAGGCTAGCCTGTAAATTAGGCTCTCCTTGTTGAGTTAGACTTGCTAAAAGTGATTGAACATCAGGGCGACCACCGGGGGCTATTTGACCCGCTGCTGTGCCTACCATACGACCAGTTGGACTTAAACCAGCAGGTAGTTGTCCAGCACCTGCGGGACCCTCAACTGGCATGCCATCAGGACTTACTGTTTCAGGAGTTATGCCCGCAGGTGTTGGAACCTCAGGTTGTTTAAACGCATCTGCCACAGCAACTTCAATAGAAGTTCCCTTTTGACGAGCGTTAATTACCGCTGATAAAGCAACTAAAATTTCACTAGGGTCTTGTCCTTGGGATGCAAGGGCTGGAATAGCCTGAGCATAAGAAGCAATCGCTTGCTTCATTGCATCACGAAGTTCCTCGGTATCAACCTTGGCTTCCTCTTGTGTTGCATTGAAAGAGAAGGGCATTTGTCGGCGCAAGAAATCGCGTGAAATCAATTTATCACCGCGAGCCTGTAAACCAAATACTAATGCCCTGTTAGGGTCCAAACCAGCCATGAGTCCGTATTGGACATCTACGGTGTAATCGCCATCAATGTCGCGATTTGGCTTGTATTTGATGGAGTAAGGGGTTCCGTGATGATTACCCTTTAACTCTTTTTCATCATTGCCAAATACTGCTTCGTCAACCCTTAGGCAAACGCTAATAAGGTCAACAAAAGTACGGGCAAACATAGAGTGTGCAGTTTTAATTTGTGTATCAAAGCCACCCATAAGAGCCTGAACACCACGACCAGTAACGATTGAAGCATCAAGGTTACCTGTACGGCTCTCAGGATAACGAGAACCTAGGCGTAGTTCTTGTTCAAGAACTCCCTGTTGAGCAAAAGCACCTGCTGGTATTTCAAGCGGAACTCTACGGATTGCTTGTGGGTTAGCAGAACGCATGATTGCATCAGGTCCAAGAGCCAACTCTTGTACATCAGTAGGCATAGCGATTGGTGCTTGTACTGCTTTAGTTGCTGCCTCTAATGAAAGCAAGGCATAGCGTGCCTTGGCAACTTGAATTGCTAGTACATCATCAAACTGACCGCGTGATTGGTCGTCAATAGATGGTCGTTGTACAACCCTAATCATTACTTCACCGATTGGGTTTACTGCACGGTCAAGAATTAGGTTATTGCGGTTAGGAATAAATAAAACATCTTGGTCTTTGTCGTGATAACGGACCACTTCCATCATGTCTGATGGGCTGTCTTTGCTGTAAATCAAATTAGCCAACTCAGGATACTGAGCCATAAGTTCAGTCGTTGGCTTCATAATGCGTTGATAGAACTTGACTACCCGACCAAAGCGGTCAATTACTGGGTAGGAACCAATGGAGTCAAGGAAACGGATGCGTGGCATTTTATGCTTAACATCAATTTCTACCTCTGCTGGTACGAACCCATAAGTTACATAACGGTCAGCAGCAGTAAACATCTGAGATTGTAAGTTGGAGAAGTCAACATAACCGTTAACAATCTCTCCACGCTTATCAGCCTTCTTACGGGCTGACTCAGATACCATGGTAGTTGAATTACAATTAAATGCTGGTAGTGGTGCAATAACTTCTGCCAAGTCACGGGCAGCAATGTCCACCATGTTTGCAACAATAGGGTTTTCAAATGGACCGTCAGGGAAAAGGTCAGGGAATACATCTCGCATTTTGCCTTGGCGTACCAATAGTACATTGTACATACGGGTATCACGGTCAGCGTATGCACGGCGATAACGGTCAAAACCGCTAGTTATTTCCTCAATGGAAATTGCCATGCTCACCTCTATTCTTAGTTTGTGTAAAGTAGTTCATCTAATGAAATGTTTATTTGATTGCCACGGTCATAGCGTGTATGGAACATGTTTTGACGGCTATGCGAACGAGCAAAATTATTTGCTGCTGCAAGGCGGTCACGGCATGCAAGTTCTGCAAACCAAAATGCCATAACGCAGTCTTTCTTTTGTGACTTAGGAGAGTCGGGATACCAAGTCACTAATTGTTCTATCAAAGCCTTTAATCCCTCGGAAGCATGAGTAGAAGGAAACTCAATAAGAGCATTGCCTTCTGTATGTCCGTGGAATAAGGTCGTCAAAGAAGCGACTCCGAAGTCGGTGTCCCATTTATTTTGTCCTGTGTGATGTTCCCGTAGAACCGCACCCCTTGACGAAAGGTATTCTCGTACTTCACGGTCCTGAGTTAACATTGTTTGAAAAGCGTTCTTTTCAATTCGCCACTCGGTGATGTTGTACTTATCAGTCCAGTCTTTAATCAATGTTCTAATCTCATCAGGTAACATGCCTGCCACATTGGACACATCTAGTATGTATCTCTTTTGGGTTGAGATGTCTAAGGCAATGGCAACGGCAGCAGAGTATCCAGCACCTGCTGGGTCAAAACCTGCTACGACTATTAAGCCATCCATACCTTCGGGTCTAACACCGGGCATACCCTTAGGTATTCTGCCAATGTTGCGACCACCGTTAATTACACCTTTAATAGCATCCGAAGGAAAAGCCGAGTCCTCATGTACATGCTGTTGTTGATACACCATAGCCCAAAGATTTGGGGACATACGCCCACGCTTTTTGGCTAGTGCCTCACCTGTCCATTTGTCGTACAGACCATTTTCGTCAGGTACGCCTTTACCCGATACAGGTGCTAAATTTGTTTTTGACCATAGAGTTACCCAGTCTTTTGACTCATCTGCAAATTCTAATACCGCAGGCTGAGCAAAATAAGTCCAAGGGGAAGTTTCATCAGGATAACGCATAGGGTCCCTGAGTTCTGAATACAAGTCTTTAGGTCTAAGGCGTGTGCCTACAACAAGAAGTTTACCCCCGTCATTATCAATACGGGACATAACTTCGGACTGTATCCAGTCAATTTGTTTTTCATACTCATGGGCGTTGGTATGGTCAACACAGTCATCCATGATAATTAAATCTGCACGGGAACCGTAGATGTGACCACGGATACCGATAGCCTGAACGGTAGGGTCTTTTTCACCTGAGTCACGGGCATCAGCCGATAGGTAAATCAAATCTTGTTTCCAAGAGTCTGAGTTCTTTTCAAAACCACCAGCAGGTCCAAAGGCTAAATGAAGGTCTTGATACTTAGGGTGAGTCAAACGGTTCTTAATAGAAAGAAGGAACTTCTGAGCCATTGCCTGAGTTTTAGAAACAACCATAATACGGATGTTTGGATTTTGGCAAATACGATAAACCGCATAGTTGACGGTAATGGTCGTACTTTTGGCATGCTCAGGTGGAGTATTTACAATAAGTAAATCAGGCGCACCCGGTTCATAGATTATGGATGGGTGGACATCCTGCGGAACTCGACCCTCTAGTAAGTCAATCCAATGTCGCTGGTGTGTAAAAACTTGTGTGCCGAGATACTTCTCGGAAAATTCGGGAAAGGGCGGGACTTCTTTAGTCGGACCACCCATTTCGCCCCGTGCGGTCATAGACCGTATCTTGTCTATTGCTAGAGCAAAGTCGGGGTCAGTCTTACGGTAATACTCATAAGTCTTGATACTTCTACCTACGGCATCACATGCCTTTTGGACAGAGTACCCCTGCATTAAAAAATCAATTATCTGCTTCTTTACGGCATCCGAAACATGCGAAGCCGAAGTTGTGCGCTTTCGTTCCATAGCGTTTCTCCAAGACCGATTGTGGTGAGTCTTGGGCTAAAACTCACTTATCCTAACCGAAGGCGTAAGCCGTAGGTTAGGGGCATGCCTAGGGAAACCCGACAGGGGTTTCTTACTTACGCGTGAAAGGCTGCATAGATTACGCCTTTCACTTACTAATAGGTGTCCAATGGCATCTGATTGGACACAAAAAGTAAAAGTATTTTCCGTAGGCAGCGTAATTGCCCCCAAATGGGGCAAAAGTGCTGGTCAGCCCCCCATTTTAAGGGCTAGCAAAGTTATGTGTGTGGATACACACATACACATACGCAGCGTTTTTAACAATGCTGGGGTCAAATGACCCCGCACTCACTCACTTTTTGTTTAAACGCAGCGACACGGCACACGCAGCGGGGCAGCAGCGCTAGGCATGGCGCAGCGCTGGCACGGCTTGTTGCTGCTACTAGCACGCAGCACACAACAAGGCAGGGCAGGCAGGGCAGGGCAGGCGCTGGCAATCGCAGCGCAGGCAGGGCAATCCAGCACGGGCAATGGCATCTCAGATAGTGAGATGAGAATTAGAACAAATGTTCGTTTATAACGATTTGATAACTTTCAAAAAAAATCCCTGAAATGGTGTTGCAATCCAAAAATTGCTGCTACCGTAGTGCCAATGGTTTAAACAACTGGGTTTAAATCAGCAGACTGGAAAGGCAAAACAAATGAACCGTGAACAATGGTTAAACAAACTGGCAGCAGCAGCGCTGCCAAAAATCAGCAGCCGTTTAGACATGGCTGATGAAGAACCCGCAATCAAACTTTCATGCGGTTTCCCAGCACAACAAGGCAAAAGAAATCTTGTTGGCGCACAACTGGTTCCACCTGCTGCTAGTGATGAGTTCAACGCAGAAATTTTTGTTTCACCAACAATCGCTGAGAAATCAGCCGTTGTGAAACTGGTTTTGCCGTTGCTTGTTGCTGCTGCAACTGGTGATTTCAAACAAGGCAGGGAATTTAAATCAGCCCTAAGCCGTGTCGGTTTAAACACCGACAATCTGCCAACATGGGCTGAGATGATTGCTGAAAGGATGCCCGATTATCCACACGCTGCAATCACAATCCCAGCACGCAAAAAACAAACAACCCGATTGATTAAGGTTGCTTGTTTAAACGACAACTACATCTGCCGTGTTAGCCGTGCAACCGTGGACAATCACGGCTGCCCAATCTGCCCAGCATGCAATCTTGAAATGGTGGTGGCTTAATCATGGCTACCACCTACGGCATAGAACTAGAAATGAGCAGCCTTTCAATAGGCAGCGCACAAACCCTGCTTAACCGTGCTGGCTTGAATTGGGCGGTTAAACCTGATGGAACCCGTGGCGTTAGCGCTGAGGCGGTTTCACCAATCCTAGGTGCAGACACCTTGAACCAATGCACAACCGCTGCCCGTGCGCTGGCTGCTGCTGGCGCTACGGTCAACAAGCAGACTGGCTACCATGTCCACTTAGGCGTTGAGCATTACGGTTTAAACGGTATTGCCAATCTTGTTGTGAACTGGACAATGGCTCACGACACAATCGCAGCGTTGGTTGCGCCATCCCGTTTAAACAATGGATTTTGCAGACCGCTTAGCCTGCAAGATGCAGACCGTACCGCTGAGCAGGTACGCAACGGCAGAATTGCCAACATCAACGGTGGCAGGTACTACTCACTCAATCTAGCCAGTTATGACCGCCACGGCACGGTTGAAATCCGCCTACACCACGGCACACTCAACGGCAGCAAAATCAAGGCATGGGCAGAATTTTGCAACGCCATGGCAGAACTCAGCAAGGCTGGGATTATGATTGACCCAGCAGACATGATGGATAACCGTTTAAACAACCTTGCAGGATTGCTGCGGGGATTGGTTGGCAATGGTTATCTTGCCGACAAAACTGCAACCTACCTTAACGGCAGGGCAGCAGACTTAGCAGCCCGCCAGCAATAGGCGGGCAGGGTTGACGGGTAAGCCGTTAACTGGGTGCAATTCCCAGCAACCCACGAACGGACTGGCAAAATCTGCCAGCCGTTTAAACGAAAGGACTGGAACCATGATTGAGTTCTACATTTACAGCAAGGCTGGGAGTTATCTCAGCACAGGCAAGGCAAAAGACTGGGCAGACCTTGCCCAAATTAAGGCAGCGCTGGAAAACAACCAGCAAAAAATTACAATCGTGAAGGTTGGTGTTTAAACATGAAACTAACTAACCGTGGTTGGTTTGTTGCAGGTTTTGTATCTGCCCTGCTGCTATTAGGTTTGATTGAAATTTCAACTAACCTATGGTGGACAGAAAACGGATACTGCTGGGGACAGATGACGGAGTGTTTAAACAATGAGTGATGACCGCGACAGCCTTATCACGACAGCCCCATTATTTATCGTGCATGGTGTTGACCCCAGCGGGCGCAAGTTCGCTGGGCTTTACACCGAACAAGATGCACGGTACTTAAACCAACTAGACCCGTGTTTAAACAAGGTGTTTGAACGGTCAACGGGTCGTGTGGTAAACTTCACTTAATAACATCAACGAAAGGACTGGAAAAAATTATGTGTGGAATTGCAGGCTATTGCCTTAACCCTAAAGAACATCAGCGTGCCAGCGTTGCTGACCTTGCAGGTCAGATGCTGCTGGACATTGAACACCGTGGACAACATGCCACGGGCAGCGCATGGATTAACCCTGCCAACGGCAACCGTGTAATCCTAAAGGCTGCCATCCCAGCAACAAAGTTTGTTCAATACAACAAAGACCTATGCCGAAATGCACAGACCGCAATTCTGCATACCCGCTGGGCTACCCAAGGCGACCCGAAAGATAACAACAACAACCATCCCATCCCCCGTGGCAAGATTGTGTTAACGCACAACGGACACATCAGCAACGACAGGGAGTTGTTTAAACAGTTAAAGGTTGCACGCAACGGCAAGGTTGACTCAGAAGCCGTGGCTGCATTGCTGGGATTATCTGCCCAGCATCCAACCGAATTGCTGCCCACTATCCAAGGCACAGCAGCGCTGGCATGGATTGAACAAGGCGCATCTAATCTGCTGCACCTTGCACGGGTTAACTCATCCCCATTGTGGATTGGTCAGACCAAGCGTGGCTCATTGGTTTACGGTTCAACCTTAGACACCGTGGAAAATGCAGCCACCATGCTAGACACACGCCTTGACTGGACATACGAAGCCAACGAAGGCGAGTATTTTAAAGTCAAAGACGGCAAGATTGTGGAGTGGCAAGCGTTTAAACCATACCGCAACGCTTACACCTACGACTGGCGCAACATGGCGTTTGATGATGATGATGAGTGGAACGCCATGACCGAACACAGCATGATGAACTACTAAACAACCATACCAAGATAGCCCCGTCAGAAATGGCGGGGTTATTTTTTTGTGTAAAAGTTGTGGATAACTAAAGTGTTTAAACAGATGTCCTATTTGCCCTGCTTTTGTTTGCTTTAGCAAACAAAAGTGAGTCTAGCACATGGCACAAGCCAAGTGTTTAAACGAGTGTCGTATTCCAACTAGGTGGCGGTGGTTGCGGTGGTGGTGGCATGGTAAATGTTTAAACAACAATGGGTTAGCAGAGCCGGAGTGCGAGTGCTAAATGTTTAAACAAAGATAACAAAATTGTTATGAATTATTTTTAAAATGTGCTTGACTACGCACGAATAGGGCATGAGATGATAGGTCTTGTGTTGGTGAGAGATGCAGGTCTAACCAGCGTAATCACCAACACACCTAACATAACAGAAAGGCTGGACATGTACACAGATGAACAGGTGGAGAACATGTGGAAACAGGGCGACAATAAGAAGCCCTATCTGCTAGTCCTTTACAACAAGGCAACAAAGAAAGAGTGGGAACCGCAGACTTTCTATGCAGAAAGTTTGAAGCAAGCAAAGGCGCTAGCCATTGAGTGGCAAGTGCGTTTTTGTGGGCAGCAGATGCGTGTTCAATCAGTACAGGTGGTGAGTTAATCATGCTAGAAATTAGGAACCAAGTCATTGCAAAGATTGCTTACCACTTACGCTTAGAACAAGCAGGCAGAACATGGAAGCAAGGCACAGTCAGTTATCACAAGAACAAAGCAGAAGCATACAAAGAAGTACTGGCTATGCTTGACCAAGCAAAGGTAGGTGTTTAAACATGGCTGCCATCAAAGTTAAAAAACATCTACACATTGACCGAGTGTGGACAAAGGACATCACTTTCACATACCAAGGGGATGAATACTATGTCCATCTCCTATGGGATGAGCGTGAAGGCTACAAAATGTGGTGGTTTAAAGATGAAAACCACGCTGAGTACAACCTTGAACCTGAGTGGGTTCCTACCTATCAACCAAGTGAAGGGGATGATGGGCAATACAATTTAGCAATTCAACTGGATGCCTTATGCATAGACAAAGGCGAAGGATTGATTGTTAAACATACAAACAACCGTTTAAACACAACAGAACTGGAGTCGCTATGACGGTGCAAGTGTACGAAAATGGCGTACTAATTTGGTACGACACAGCAAACGCATTGGATGGTGTATTGCGTAGGGTTGGCAACCTTGCACATGCGTATCCACAAGATAGTTTAATTCAGTCGGTTGCGGTTGATGCACAAAAGATACGAACCGAAATCAATACTGCTATTGAAAACAGGTGGCATCACAAACCTGCAAAGGAGAGTGTTTAAACATGGCTAATCATCCAGCAACCAAGGGTGTTGTCCTTTATCCTGACGGAACATACGCACGCAGGGTATTTGACTCACTAGAAAAAATGCAGGAAAGTGTGGGCGGACTTATTGAAATCATGCGTTTGCCTAACGCAACTGCATACATAAATGAAGAAGGCAAGATACATGACCTTGACTTCAACAACAACGCAACGCTGCTATGCCTACTGGCTGGCAACATTACATACTGGGACAACATCAAAGGCAACATGATTGTTGTTGGCACAGATGATGGTGAAGGGTACGACACAGACATCTCGGACTATTGGTTAACAACTATTGAAACCTTTTGGGAACCGAGAGAACTACATGAGTGGGAGAAAGCAGCATGAAACCTAACGAAGCAAGCAAGTACAATCCCCTGATTAAAGAAACCGCAAAGCCATCAAGACAGATGCGTAAGCGTAAGTTTAAACGCAGCACCCTGACCACCCGTGGAGTTAAGACGGTGGCAGCAACAGCGTTTGTACTGGGCTTACTCATTGGCTATCAAGCAGCACCAAGTACAGCCATCTCATCAGCCACCCCACCGCAGCCAGCGGTTGGATTGGTTGCTTATCACACTAACAATTATCAATTACATGCAATCAATCTACTTATGCAACGCAATCAAGTAGAACAATGGTCGTGCTTATGGGCGTTGTGGACTGCCGAAAGTAATTGGCGAAACAAAGCAGAGAACAAATCAAGTGGCGCATACGGCATAGCACAATTCATGCCAGCCACATGGAAAAATGTTGGATACGAAAAGACATCTGACGGATACATCCAAGTTGAAGCAGGACTCGCATACCTAGACCACCGCTACGCAGGTTCCCCGTGCAAAGCATACGCACACTTCCTTGCCAAGCGGTGGTATTGATGTCGTTTAAACCACAACATCATAGAGTAATAGCAAGCAAAGAAATAGCAGACCTTTCATACAATTATCTTTCGTATAACTCAACCGAGTTTGCGAAGGGTAATTGTGTGGGGATTGATACGGAATTGTTTTATCCTGAGAACAATGAACTAACAACAGACCAGCGAGCGTTGTTTAAACGGATGTGCGGTGATTGTCCAGTCAAAGCCATGTGTTTAGAGTGGGCATTGTGCCATGAACGAGAAGGGATTTGGGCAGGCACTAGCCCCCATGATAGAAGGCGGATACGACACGCTCAAAGGATTGGAGTTGCTGACCCATCACTTGCAAGCAAGCATCTAATCTGATAAGTTTTACCCTGAACAACACCCAATGGTTCCAGTCCCAGCGGGTGTTGTTCCTTTTATAGCCCTAGTTCTTTAGCAAGCATAAAGACTTCATCACTTAAATCATCAAGAGTTCCATCATTATAGATTACATGTTTAAACAAATGATTATCCATTGCATGCTCTGAGATGTGATGATTAACTGGTGCGTGGTTATGACGATTGATACGCCATACATCACCACCTTTATTCTGAATAGCCTTGGCTTCATTAGGAAAACGCACATCAGAAAATACTACTCGCTGGTATTCGGCTGCTCGTTTAAACGCTTGGTCAATCCAAAATGTTTCACCAAATAATTCACGACCAACATCAGTTCCAAATACTTGCAGCAATCTACGGACTTCGGCATTGCCCTTGGCTACATCCCAACCATACTCATCAACTAAATCAACAAGGCGATTGTTCTCGCTAATAAATGGGTTCAATGTGTAGATAGCATCACGCATAGGCAAAGCAAATGAAATCCTTTTGAACCCATAGTTTAAACACAATAGTTCTGCAACTGTATCTTTACCTGATTGGGCGTAGCCCGATAGTCCGATAATCAAAACTCAACACCTACCCATACAAAGAATAAATCTAAATCAATGTGGTATCTATCAATACAAAAGCCAACGGCAAAGCGCCTGTATGAAAAACCAAAACTTAACCACAACTTACCAACTTTTATTTCCTTACTCATACCATCTCACTTTCGGATAGACTGTTATCTGAATAAAAAAGAAAAGAAAATCTAAATGCAAAGCACGGGCAAGGACTAATGCATCATTGGTATCCTCTATCATCTCAACGATTGGGTAAAAGTCAAAGCCTAAACCAAAAGCATACCACTTGTTTAAACCAACATTAACGGATGTTCTGCCAAAGTCTTTCACTCTTGCCTCTGTGTTTCTGCTCTTGCCTGAGCGTTTGACCTGACTACTCTCCTACGGTTTGACCAAATAGGTGGCTCTCCACCCAGTCTATCTTGAAGTTTCTTGATAGCCCTATGCACCCGCTTACGCAATGCTTCCTCGGTCATTTCATACACAACTGCTAACACATCAAAGTCCATGCCACCATTAGCGTATCGTTGCCGGAGAAGGTTCTTATCTTGCTCGTTTAAACCACGCAATCCATTGGCTACATCCGATAGCAAAGCAATCCTACTGTTACCTTCGTTAACCTTAGATGTCTTACTGACGAACTCACTACTCAAATCAGGCGTATCCAACCAGCCTTCATAGTCCCATACATCTCGTAATAATTGATGCAAGATTTCAGGTGTGTAATAAAAGTAATCACTTGTAGATACACGGGACTTGTAAGCACGCTCTTTCGTAACAAACTTCTGCGCTTCATTAGCATAGGTACGGCGCAGTTTAAACGCTAAAGATTGTTGTTCGTTCCACTCATCAATCTTGTGCCAATGGGATAAAGCCCAAACAATTAGATGTTGAAAGATGTCCTCAACAGGCACAGCATTACGGTTTATCTTGGCTGAGTACCTTGATGCGGTGCGTGCCAACTTGTAAACCGTATCCCACAATGGGGACTTCTCAACATCCTGCAATTCCACACTTACTCCTTTATTATTAAATCAATCCAGTACTGTTTAAACATCATAGCACTAACTCTGACCACAAGGTCACGCTCGTTTGTGTCGTGGCGAACATTAAACTCAGGCATCAATCCACCTAGTTCTTTAACTGGTATCAATAAAGTTCCGTCAGTAAATCTAAAACAAATGCGGTGAAAGGTATCAGGATTGTCTAGGTATGGCGGGCTAATCAGCATCTGTTGTAACTTATTAAATGGAAAGATTGCTGACTTACTGCTATCTATGGACAGCCACTTAATTTCTATGTCGCCTAAATAATTTTCTCTACCGTTATCATGCAACCAAGTTAGATGGAAGTCAGTAAAGTAAAACCTAGGCGTAGGATAGAAGCGCCAGTTTGGATAGAGCCTAGATAAAGCGTGAACGGCAGCAGTTTCCCGTCTGCCGTCACCGCCCACCTGACGGATAGGTTCCAAAAAATCAGGCATAGTGTTTGTTATTAACTATGAATTGACCCTTGTGTAGATACACAGGAGTAGGAAATACTTGACGGTCTTTAACTGTTAATAAACCAAAGCCTTGTTGCCAGTTAGCAGAGCCACCCACATAATGGGCAGCGTTTAAACGCATCATGTTTCCTACTTCAAAACCATACAACTGTTCAGTAACTTTTCCATTAAGTGATGTAGTAAACGCTTGTAAACCCAAACGGTGCGTGTGTCCACAGACGACACTTTTGCCATAGCGTTTTGCTAAATTCATTGCAGTTCCGCCCGCAATACGACTCATAGCACCTTCATCCCCATGGGCTAGTATCCAATTTGGCGCTAGTTCTACCGGCTTACGGTGCAATGTAATGTTTAAACGGTCAAGGTCAAGCATTTCCTCTATGGTTAAACTACTAAGACTACGAAGTGCTGGTGCAAATTGCGACACATACTTCTCAACTCTTATGTCGTGGTTGCCAGTCTTAAAATGAATAGGTCTGCGACCCATAATGTGGCGTAGGTCTGCTAATAAATCTGTTGCTTCATTAACCGAACCTTGTAAAGTTTTTGCATACTCACCAGCATTACCCCTTGACCAACGGCTAGGTTCAGGTTGGTCAATCCAATCTCCCACTATCCACAGTTCATTGGGTTTGTAATCCCAAATGAAATCGTGGAGTAGAGCGACTGCTTTTCTATCTTGAAACGGTACTTGATAGTCACTCAGTACCACGATTTTTTTAATCATGTGTTTAAACTCCTGCTCGTTTTCGTAGCCCGTCAGCGCCCTCAGTTAAGAACACATCATTTACATCACACCCCTCAGGCATGAACACGGGAAATACATTGTCTAGTTCACGGGATAAACTCTTTGCCATCTCACGACCAGCATTATCACCATCACAAAACAATAAAATCTTTGACCAATCTGCTAACACTCTGCCATAAAATGGTTTCCAATTATTAGCCCCCGGAAGTCCGACAGCACTAAAGCCTGCTTGTGTAGCAATCATTGTGTCTATCTCACCTTCACATACAACTAATAAATCACTCTCTTGGAATAGAGCAGCAATGTTGTAGATGTGTGTACTAGCCCCCGGTCTTGATAAATACTTCGGTCCATCACCGTTTAAACTACGGAAGCGGATGTCCACAACTCCTGTTGGAGTTAAATAAGGTATTGATAATTTATTAGAGTATGGTTCGTGACCAATCTCAGGTTCACTTACGAAGCCTAGGCGGAACATACGCGCCGTCTGTTCGGTGATACCTCTCTGACTCAGGTAAGGCATCACTTGTTCTAGGTTTTCCGCGTACTTCTGACTCGCTGACTCCAGTAATTCTCTCTGCGATTTTGATAGCCTCACGAAATACAACTCCTTCTTTTTTCATTATGATTGAGTACACATCCCCAGCCATGTCGCAGCCAAAGCACCTGAACCCACCGTTGTCTATGTTTAAACGCGCTGACTTAACTCTATCACCATGGAAGGCGCAGCGCACCGTAATCCACCCATGTCGTGCAGGTATTTGAAACCCGTAATGTTCCAGTACAGGTACTATGTCGTGCTTTTTATCAGAGTTTTGCAAGGGCATCACTTAGTTTCTGTACCACATAAGCATCTCCAATACCCTTATTTGCAGCCTTTATGATGACCAATGGGTTGGGTGCTAACGCCAACTTCTTGGCAATCCGATAGTTCTCTGCCTCAATGTAGGCTTCTCGTAGCCACCCACTTAGGTCAATACGCCCATCCCGCCTTGGGGCTTTGGCTTCAACAACATAGAAGTCATTTGCCGTAGGCAAGAACACATCCCCTATGTCGTTTCTACCAGCACGGGGTAAACGCTGTGCGTTTAAACCCTGAGTCATAAACCAGTCGGCTAGTTCTATTTCAAAGGCTGCGCCTCTACGCTTGTTCGCTTGGTTGTTCATTTGCTTTTGCCTTTCTTGCTTCGGCTTCATAGACAGAACCCCAATACAACTTGTAATAATTTTCATCTAAACTAAAACGCTTCATGTGTTTAACGCGAGCGCCAGTATGAGCATGAACAGGTACACCTGCTTTCTTTAAGTATCTAAAGAACACAATGTCCTCACTTACAAACTGATTGTTTAAACCTTCCTTCTCTGCAAACAAAGAATAGTCAGGACAAACTTCTCGTAATCTAGGAACAACACTCTTATGCATTAAGGCTAATCCCATGCCAGCACAATCAACTTTAATGATTTCATTTTCAGGCAAAGGATGTATGTAGTTAATAGTAAACTCATTACCAGTTTCATTAAAGACACATGGCATAGGTTGCATCAATGCTTGTTCATTTTCTTTTGAGATAAAGTAAACACCAGTAACAACTGGGCGTGTTAACTTATCTGCTGTATCCCATAATTTCTTTAACACATCTTGATTAAGCACAATGTCTGAGTCAACCCATAACAACCAATCAGTCTTTACTTGGTCAGCCCATAGGTCAAATAGACTTTGGCGTTGCCTGCCAATCTGATTACCTTGAACTCGGATAGCATTATGCACTTGTATGTTCTTAGGGTCTTGACCCATAATAATTGTGTAAACAAGTCCTTCGGTAAACTTACCGTCAGACATACCATTATCACACCAACCAATAGATAATGTTTCATTTTTACTGTGCATCTTTATCCTCAATCCCAATAATTATTTCATCAAAGTCAAACATCTCTGCTTTAATTTTTAAATCATCTAACATAGTCATAGCATTTTCTGCCATGGCTTTCCAAATACAAGACATAGTATGTAATCCAACGGCTATCTCCATCTTGCAACCATCATCATGCCCATCAATAACCGCATCTCTTAGGTGTTCTGATAGTTGGTCAACATAATCTGCGTATTGAATAGACTCAAACCAAATCTTTTGTGGGTCATAAATTCTGCGAGTTGCTTCATCTAAACTATCCGCAATCATTGGTAGTTGGGTAGAAATCTTTTCACGCATTTCATCAGAGATAGGTGCATTATCAATCATCTGCCTTAACAACTCTTGTGAAACTTTTAACTTAGGTGCAAACTTATCGTTTAAACTTTCCTCGCTCATAACAGTTGCGGTTGTCCTATCTGTACTTGATGTTGTTGTAGGTCTGAAATCTGCATGCTTGCTGGTTCATAAGATAACCAAATAGGTGTACCACCAGTAGCATCTGCTGGACCATAACGATTTTTAACTGCACACACACCCATCACACCTTGCTGGCTGTGTACTGTAAGTATCAAACTTGGAGTCTGCGCTACCTTGCCATGCAAAGAGTGTCGTGGTGGACAAGGATTACCTTGTACACCTTCGCTTGTATGGTGGCACACAACAACGGCTGCGCCAGTTTCTCTAGCCCACCATTTAAGTTCACGCATCAATGTACGCAAACCACCCCACTCATCTTGACCTTCAAGGGTTACATCAACAGCATTATCAAGGATGATTAAACGAACATCATCACCAAGCCTTTCACGGGCTGCAAGTACTGAGTCCTCAATGTCTTTTAAACTTGGTGCGCTATCAAATTCCCACATCACATGGTCGGCAGGCTTTAACATTTGTGCTGCCCAATCCCTATCGTTTTCCATTAAAGGTTCAACTTCACCTTGTGGTTTACCCGTAAGCATTGCAAGCATACGAAGGGACATGGTGTGTGAGTGCGTGTCCGCCGAGATGTACAGGGTAGGTACTTTTGCTTGCACGGCTAAAGATAAAGCCAAAGTACTTTTACCTGCCCCCGGCGGACCAGCAATCATTGATACTTCACCGTGTCTAAACATTATCTGTTGTGATGCTAAAGACTGCCACACGGCAGGGATTGTTGCCCCGCCCTGTGAAGCAGTCTTTATGGCACGGCTAAGTAATCTCATTGTTAGCCAGCGACCTTCTTATTGCATGCACTTTCACGGGCATTTGGACATGCATAGAACGCCTTGTATGGCTTGCCAGCCTTGCTAATACCCGCTGCTACAAATCGCATTGGCAACCCGTGTTCACATACAGGTCCCGCTTGCGTAGTTTGTGAACCAATAGTATTTGGTCCCCATGTATCAACAGGATTTGGTGCTGGTGGTGCTACAACCTGTGGATTAAATCCAGCATTTTGTAGAGTTTGAATTGCTTGTGCAGCAGGGTTGTTGTTAAGTTTGTGTAACTCATCAACCGTGTTTTCTAGTTGTAAAATGCGTTGCATACGCACTTCCAATCCATCAAGGATTGTGTCTAACTGTTGCTCATCCCATGCTCTGAGATTGAGTAGTGAACCTTTTGGTGTCTTTAAGTTCACTTGGTATGGTGCTTCATTACTCATCACTTGTTTCTCCTTCTGTTAGTTCGGGGTATTTGTGTGAGTCCTTGCCGTTTACGACATAGCATGCAGCGTTTACACCGCATGTACCGCACATAAATCCGGGTGCTGGTATGTAGATGTCGTTCATTACTGCCTTCTCAAAGTTTTTAACCCATGAGCCTAGGCGTGCTTCTGTGAAATTATCTAGGTTTACCGTTTCCGTCAGTTCACCTGTGCGGGACATCCAATAAGCACCACCAACTGGGCGCACTCCAAATGTTTTTTCTACCATAATTGAATAGATGCCCATTTGAGTTTTGCTTGCTGGTTCTCTGCTTCCTGTTTTGATGTCCACAATAATTAGTTCCCCATTAGGATTAACAAACAAGCGGTCAAGGACTGCCTTTACTGGCACTCCACGAACATCTTGGTTCATCTCAATCTCAATGGCAGGGCGACCATCAGGTAGTTTAAACAGTTGATAACCTGAGTCATTGCGGAACTGTACCCAGCGGTCAACCATTTTAGGTCCTTCGGTTAACCACCAAGTTGCATCCTCACCATTTGGATACGCTTTAGTAGAGCGCCCACCAGCACGGAACTGCATGCCGTTGTCGCTTCTTTCATAGTTGCGTTTCCATGCTTCGTTAAAAGCAATGGTTGAGTTAAAGTTCTCTGTACCCGTGGCATCATAAACTTCTGTTGCTTCGTGTACAGACGAACCACCTACTAACCAGTAGGATGGGTTCTCAGGAACTTTTTGTATTCGGGATAGATAGAATTGCCACCCGCAGTTTAGCCAAGTTGAAATACCACTATGGCTAACATAGGATTTCCCTGTCTTTATTTCTAGGGTCAATTATCCAGTCCTTTCTATGTGTAGTTGATTTCTCCGCTAGGATACAGGTGCAATCTCTCCCCTATTCGGCGACACGCCGTGTCGGTACAAGCAAAATTACACAAATGTAATTAGACTGCTGTTCGTGCAGCGTAAGGATAAGTATGCCTGAGCCAACGCCAGTTGGCGAGTGGAAGCCTGACTACGGCAAATCCTTCGGCGACTTGCGTGGCGAGCCAAGCCATAGTTGTATCTGTGGTTGTGAAGTATTAAATGTTAAATGTATTTTTATTGATTATGAAATAGCGGTATGGTTTACTGATGCTGAGTGTGCAAATTGTGGCACAAAATTAACAGCGCCTACCCCTGCTGATAAGGAACCAACAAGTGGCGATTTATGAATTTAAATGTGAACAATGTGGCATCCAGTATGAAACAGAATTTTCTATACATAACGAAGTTAGCGCACCTAACTGTTGCGGGCAGCAGATGAGTAGGGTATGGTCTGTCCCATCAGTTAAGTTTAACGCTAGCGGTTTTTACTCAACTGATAATCGGACAAGTTAATAAAACAAAAAAAGCCCCGCAATCACAGCGTACATAGGGGAAGTGTACGAAGTGAAAGCGGGGCTTTCTTATGTTTAAACGATTAGATTACTCTGCGCCTCTGCCGAAATTTGTGTCGGATGAGTCAAGCGCTTTTAGCAATGGTCCTGCTACACCTGTTAGTGCTGCTAAGCCCAATGTTTTTAGGTCAGTAGTTCCTGCTAGATACAGGGCGAGAACAGCAGCAACCGCTGCACGCGCATAACTGCCTAGTATTGCTGCTAACTTTTGGTTCATTTATTACCACCTTCTTTTGGGGAACAACCGCAATGGTTGCCTTTATTTGGTTTACTAACTTAGGTGCTGCCATCCATGGGAACCATGGGCGGACATCATCACCGTATCCATCATTGATGGAAATGTGCAAGTGTTTCGTGTGTGGATTTGAGCCTGTGTACTTGCGGTCACCTAACTTGGCTTTCTCTTTAGACCAAATCTTTTTGTTAAAGATTAGGTATTTCACACGACTGTCTGTTTTTAGTTTTTGAAAAATCTCTGCACAATCAATCCCATTATCAGGGTCATGCGTTAAGTCAACAGCGTAACCAGTATTGTGGTCGCTAGTTGGGCTTTGCTTTATGTGAGCAGCAGAAGGAAGTAATCCATCAGATAACTTCTTACGCTTTGGTTTAATAGCAGTTGCTTGGCGTAATACAGCAAGCGCTGCTGGTGTTGGTTTCTTTGCTAATTTACTCATTACTTTCTTTCAATCAATAGCGAGTAGATTTCATCTACCCGTCTTTCTACCCTGTTTAAACGGTCAGACACGCTTGTTCCCCCGTTTGGTTTAAGTTCACTTAGATAATGTTTGACCAAAAATCTAATAGCAGCAGTAAAGCCAACTAGAAGGGTCATTATGGATACGGCTAGTGCAGCCCAGTTTGCAGGGGTCATTTGTTCTATTCCTTAGACGACAGTTCTCGCAACGACTTGAACGATACCGCCAAAGCCTGAGAAGTTACGGTTGGGTGGAGTTGAGCGAATAAAAGTTATCTGCTCTATCACCGCTTCAATAGGCTCTCCGCCTGCGGTGAAATCTTGGATGACGACTGTTTCGCCAACACCTTCAACTGCTTCAAGTGCGCTTAATCGCGTTCTTGCATAGCCTTCGTAACCCAATAGGTTACCAAGTTTGTCGGTTTCTCTATCAAAACAAAATAAAGGAATTTGAATAACGCGAGCGCGGGTAGGAGTAGGAAGCGCTTTAGCAGAATAACCATAAATAACAGCGCCAGTAGTGGCATCAGAACTGTTGCGAGAAAGGGTGAAACGGAAAGAAGCATCAGGCGAAACATCCGGGAATACAACCGCAAGGTCATAGTCGTACTGTTCGGTTGTGCCTTGTGCAACAGTAGTGAGCGCATCAGCAGCAGTTTCTGTAACTCTTGCAATTTGTATGTCCCCTTGCAATGTATCAGGTGTACGCAAACGAAGTCGCTTCCACGCTTTATTTTCTAATGTATCAAAACGAATTAGTCCAGTAGTAAATGTTCCTGACTCAACTAAATCAGTAGAGTGTTCAATCCAAAGACCTGAGCCTTCAACGGTAAATGCTTTGCGACCATTATCAAAAGTTGCAACAGAGTGGATGTGTCCAGTTACGCTAGTTGCAACCAAGTCTGTTGCGTAGGCATAACCATTATTAGCCAATGGCGCACCAAGATTGATACGAATTAAACCTGATTGCCCGCCAACACCTGCGTTTACACCAGCCCAAACAAATGAGTTACGAGCAGTAAATGCATAGACACCACCAGTTGCTTCAAAGACAAGTGGACCGTAAGAAACATTGCCATCAGTATCAACAACAGCCACACGCACACCACGGCTTGTTCCAAGCATTACATAAGAACCTAGATAGCCATACATTTGTAGTAACTGTTCGCTCTTTGGTAAAAGGAGTACACGAACCATTGTAGATAATGCACCACTATTATCTACTGTAACTTTAAAAGCCATGCCTTCATCACCTGAATAGCCACCAATGTAGAAAGCATTAGATGACTCAGTTACAGCGGTAAAAGTAAATCCCGAAGGTAATGTTGTTGAACCATTGATAGCAGTTAAAGTGCTAAAGTTAATTGATGAACCCGTGTTTCTTGCAAGTGCATAAGATTGTGTTGTACCGCTAGTAGTAGAATAAGCAATAACAAAACGACTTTTAACATAGTTAATTGCAACTTTATCACTAGCAGCATCTGCTGAGTTAATAGCATAATCTTGATGTATCGCTGGACTGGCATCATCAAATGAATAACGCCATACTTTAGTAGGAGTAACAATCATAAGGTCGTTACCACCCATAGCAGCAGCCAAGATTTTTTCAGTTATTGCTGTATTATTAACAAGCGTTGTTTCAGTACCAGTAGTAGAAGTTCTTAATACGCGAGATGTGGCAGATGCTGACTCTGCAACTTTAATAAGAAAGTCTGCGCCATTAACAGTTGTAGAAAAAACATAAGATTTGCCAGTTGCTGCTTCTGTAAGCGTGGCTTTCTTTAATAATTTAATTTGTCCAGTAGTCCAAGGGTCAATACCTTCACCAGTCTTGTAACGAAACTTAGTTTGGTCAGGGTCGCCTTCAAGCGGTTCCTGATAGTTAATGCCTTGACCTAGATGCAAAGATGATTGCGACCTAATCCAATAACCTGAACCAGCAAGTGACTGCTCACCGGGGTCACGCTCTTGGTCAACGCGCTGAGTACGAAACTCTGCGGTCTGTCGGCGGTAAGGTGTAGAGTCAGTTACGCCAAGAATAAAAGGCAAGCCAGCAATAGCCACATCAAAAGCATTACCTGTAATTTCATAGTATTGAGATACGGAACCCGACAGGTCAATCTGTGGGCGTTCGGTAATGTGGGGCGCACGGCTTGTTATTGCCATTTAAACACTTCCTTTACTGTTAGTTGCTGTAATTGTTTAAACAGGAAGTTATTATGCAGCAGGTCCTGTAATTTCAATCCATTGCTGATTTGGCTCAAACCATGCATAACGCTTGCCGTCTGTTGGATAAGGAACAGGTGCTTCCCATTGGCAAGTTGTTTCATTAAGAGTCCAAGAGTTAAATGGTTTAGGTGGAATAAATGCGTCACGACCTGCATCATAAGTATAGCCAATACCTGCATAGTTCTTACGGAAGGTTGCATTGTAAGAAGTTTGTTTCCATAATGTGTGTCCGTGTAAACCAGTCAAGAAATCAATACCTGCTTGTTCTGACTCATTACCATCAATAGTAATAACATCATTATTTACAACATGTACTGCAAGTACATTATTGTTTTCATCTAGTTTTGCGAAGTGTGCCATTTGTTTTCTCCTTAGAAGGTAATTGAACCGTCACCTGTGAATACATAATATCTATAACCACCAGTAGTAGTTACTGTTGGACTGCCAGTTGTGCTTGTTGCTGCTGCTTGTGAGTCTGAATAACGAATAACAACAACTCCAGCATAGCCATTTCCACCAGCAGGAGATGGGTTGCCAGTACCACCACCTGAGCCACCACCACCGCAACCATACATTGTTGCGTTTGTTCCTACCCCTTGCCATCCACCGTTTCCTGCACCTGTTCCACCAGTACCGCCAGATTGTGCAGAAATATCTCCATCGGCTCCACCGCCACCTCCAGATGAAGCAGTACCTTTGCCAGAAAATGGAGTTAGTCCTGAAGTTCCTGATGGAATTGTAAATCCACTACCGCCATTACCACCTTGACTACCGGTTGCATTACCACCAACGGAACCATAACCACCACCGCCACCGCAATTTTCAGGTGGAGTATTTCTTCCTGTACCACCATTATTTCCTGTTCCATTTCCAGTAGCAGTTCCTTGGGAACCGCTACCTGCATAACCAGCGCCACCACCTGAACCGCCATTTTTACCAACATGAACTCCGCAACCTCCGCCACCGCCACCATCTGCGGTACGAGTTCCAGCATTATGGACTACTGATGAATTACCACCAGTTACTCCTCTATTTTCGCTAGCAGTTGAACCTACACCACCAGCCCCGCCAGAACCAACAGTAACTGTGTATGAAGTACCTGGATTAAATGAAAAAGAGGAATAATCATAAACTCCTCCTCCACCACCTCCTCCGCCATACCTTGCTCCGCCTCCACCGCCACCTGCAATGATTAAAAGGTCAGCAGATGCAGTAAGCACAGTAGATTGGTCCCAAAATTTAGATGACTTAACACCAGTTCTAATACTTGATGTTGAAAATTTACGAATAGCCATTAGTAAGTAATACTCCCATCACCATTGAATTGATAAATGTGGTATGAACCTGATGTTGTGTAGGTTGGTGAACCAGTAGTTGAACTTGCTGCTTGGGTTGCCCTAATTATTACTACGCCTGAACCACCATTGCCAGATGCAGCAGTTGCTGCACCACCTGAACCATTGCCAGTATTTGTTGTAGCATTGTTAGAACCACCGCTAGTCCAAATACAACCAGCACCTCCTGCTGCATAGGTAACAGATGTTCCAGTAATTGAATTTGCTAAACCAGCCCCAGCAGTACCTGCCGTACTTGAGTCTGGCGCACTACCTCCAGCCCCTCCAGCACCACCACCACCTGCTGCTGCGTATGGAGAAACATTGCTATTTGCGCTACCTCCGTCATAACCTTGTGCAGTAGTTCCAGAACCACCAGTACCTATATAACCAGCACCACCACCAGCACCTCCACTTTTTCCATTTCTGTTAGCGCTACCCCCTCCGCCTCCACCAGTAGATGTAATTGTGGTTAAACCAGTTCCAGATATAGAAGAATTACCACCATTGTTTCCATCTGTATAAGTATCTGCTGGACCATTAATACCAGTTCCTCCAGAACCTACAGTAACTGTGTAACTTGTTCCTTTATTAAGTGTTAAAGTAGATTCGGCTGAAGCCCCACGACCTGATGTTCCAGTAGATGTTCTGAAACCACCGCCACCTCCACCGCCACTACCTGAACCTCCTGTACCATTGCGAGAACCACCGCTACCCCCACCTGCAACTACAAGAAAATCAGCAGTAATTGGAATAGTAGTTGATTGGTCCCAAAAGTTTTGATACTTAGGAAACCCTGCGCCAATGCGTGAATTAGAAAAGCGGGTTACAGCCATGGTGTTTAAACTCCTTAGAGTAAATTAAGCGATTTCAGAACCAAAAAGATTGAAGGACATGTTTGCGCTAGATGCGTAAACAGTCACAACATCCGAAGCATCAATAGTGATGCCAAGTGTTAATGCTGTTGAGTCGTTTGCTGCAATGGCAACATCATAAGCAAGGTAGTGTTCATTTGCTTGTGTTGCACCATTAGGGCGTACTGAGATACGGTATGTACCAGCAGATGCTGCACGGTTTGCGACTACTATTGTTGAGATTACTGTTTGTGTTGCAGATGGGCAAGTATAAGCAGTCGTAGCAGTAGTAGCAGACGGTGCGACTTGACCCAGCACTTTGTAGGTATTAGCCATTTATTATGCTCCTATTAGTAGAAATGGGTTAAAGCCTGCTTCCGAAATAGCAGACTCTTTAGCCAATGGTATTCCCCCGGCAGTAGTGCCGTCATGTACCACGACTGTATCTTTGGTGGTGTCTATTGTGACTTCTCCAACCAAACCTGTAAATGTAGAGTGTTCGCTAGTGGTTCCTCTACGGAGTTGTAATGCAAATGCTGGCATTTTATTAAGCCCCCATCAATAATAACACGCTTGGTAGCGGGTCGGTTGTAATAGCAGCCCATGATGCTGTGCTGCCATCAGTTGTTAAATACTTACCATCATTACCTGTTTGAGAAGGAAGGCTAATCGGTGCTGCTGCCCACTCAACTCCATAAGTAGCCGTAGATGCAGCAGTAAGGATTTGTCCATTTGTTCCAACAGGTAATCTTGCAGCGGTATCGGCAGCACTAGCAACAATCAAGTCACCTTTAGCATCAAAGATAGTTGCTTGAATTGCACTTGCTGCCTGTGCAGCACTATTAGCAGCAGCAGTTGCTGAGTTAGCAGCAGATGTTGCAGAAGTGGCTGCTGCGGTAGCAGAGTTAGCAGCACTTGTTGCGCTGGTTGCAGCAGCAGTTGCGCTAGTAGAAGCAGCGCTTGCACTTGCAGCAGCGCTAGTAGCGCTAGTAGCAGCAGCGGTAGCAGAGTTATCAGCAGATGCAGCAACAGTAGCAATGTTTAAATAAGTGCTACTTGTTGTATCTGTTTCAGTAATTGAACCCATGTCGCGCAAAATACCTGCGCCAGTTAAGCCAACTACTGCCGAATAAGAGTTCGCAGCACTTGTTGCTGATGTGGCTGCTGATGTTGCTGATGTTGCAGCAGCGCTAGCACTAAGTGCAGCAGCGGTAGCAGATGCAGCAGCAGATGTTGTCTGAGTATCAATGTAGTTTTTAGTAGCAGCATCTTGTGCAGATGTTGGGTCACCAAGACCAGTAATCTTATTTGTACCCATTGCAATAGCACCAGTCATAGTGCCACCACTTAGGGATAGTTTAGTTGCTATTGAGTTAGTAACTGTTGTTGCGAAGTTAGGGTCATCACCTAAGGCAGCAGCAAGTTCATTGAGAGTATCTAGTGTTCCCGGTGCTGAGTCAACAAGGCTAGATACCTGTGTATCTACATAAGCCTTAGTTGCAGCATCTGAGTTAGCAGATGGTGTAGCAAGACCTGATACAGTAAATCCACCAGCAGCAAGGTCAGAACCTAATGTATTGCTTGAAAGTATTTTGTTAGAAATTGTTTGTGAAGCATCAAGGATTGCAACAGTACCAGTAACATTTGGAAGTGTAATAGTACGGTTAGCAGTAGGGTCAGTTACTGTAAGTGTTGTATCAAAACCATCAACAGTTGAACCTTCAAACGCAATTCCACCGCTAGCAATTACAGAACTTGTAATAGTTGCTGATGTAATAGTTGCGCTTGTAATAGTACCGCTAGAGAAAGTACCGCCAGTAAATGTTGCAGCGCTAGAAGTAATTGTTCCTGAAAGAGTTTTATTGCTAAGGGTTTGAGCCTTTGCAGTACCTACTACTGAACCATCACCTGTACCAAGACCGTGAACATGTGTTTCAATGTTAGTCATAATGCCTGAGTCGGCATCATAACCACGGGCTGCAATGTGGGTTTGTAATTCACGGAACTCGCGGGCAGATACTGCATGGCGAACTGTTGCGCCTGCTGAGTGGGCTACTGCCTGTGTATTATCCTGACCACGAACAACTTGTAGAGTTGTGCCAGTACCAGCGGTGACTGTAACTACTTCCTCTTTGTTTGTATCAGGGTTAACGAGAAGTGTGTAAGGGAAACTTGCAGCAAAACCGCTTGTTGATGCGACAACAAAAGATGTGTAAGTATCTCCTTGTGATGCCGAAGGAATAGCAGCAGTAATTGTTGTTTCTACTGCTGTTGCTGAATAGTACCGTTTTGGTGAGCCTGCATCTCCTGCTGCCATTTATTTACCTACCTTTGATAGTGACTGCGGACTGGGAATTGTCTGCGTTGGTTTTCCGCACACTCGTTTAAACGCTGTTGGTAAACACCAAACAGGAAGCGTGCTGCGGTTTCGCCTGAACGAGCAGTTTGTTGTGAGTCAAGCAAGTCTGCTGCTGCGTGTTGCGGACCAAGGCGAGATGGGTCAAGAAAGGAAATCATCCTAAAGGAAGCGCCATAAAGGATTACATCCTCAGCGTATGAAGGCAGACCAGTAACAGTTGCAAAGTCATCAGTTGCTGCCGACAATAAAGTTGGGCGCTTTGAATAAACAACATTGACTTTACGCCCCGGAACGATAGGAGAGTAAACGCTGATACTCTTTCCTAAGTTACCGCCTGTGCCAAATGTTGTTGGGTTTGCAAGTCTGTCTAATTGCCATGCACGAACTGGAAGCCACTCATTGCTCGGACCAACAACAGAGTGTGTAATGTTTAAAATGTTTTCTGCATCATCAGGTAAATCATAAGTTGTTTTAGCAGCAACATAATTAAACTCTGTTTGTCCAGTTGCAAAGATAGCAGGATAGACGGCATTGATAGTGTCGTTGATTGCCCGTTTAATTTCATTGCGTGGAAATAATGGTGAAACTGTAACTTTATCATTAGCAGCATGAGCAGCAGCGGTAGTACCACGCTGTCCTCTACCCCAAGGGGCAAGAGTTAATGTGCTTGATGCTGGGTTAACGGTGTTTACATACACCATTTCATCATTGATTTGTATGAAACCACGACCAATTACTGATGTATCAAAAACAGTAAGGGAAGTTGTAGAAGTTGTTGCGCTAGTTGTTAGCCATGTGCTGGCTTCGGAGTTAACCGTGTAGCCATGCAATAGCGTATCAATACGCTCAGTTAATTGGTTAAGTGTACTCATAAGTCAATAGACCTCAATGCATCTACCGCAGACTTTCCAGTTGTACTAGCAAGTTCGTTACAAACTGCGTTTAAACCTTTATAGTCATTAGGTTGTCGGGATGAACTAGCCTTGTAATTAAGGGCAGCAATAAGACCTAAGCCTGTTGTACCAGCATAGGTATTGGCTGCACCCTGTGGGGCTTTGTAAGATGTAACGCTAGTAATACCTGCAAGGCGATTGAGTTCACCTGTAAGTGTGCTTCCTGCAATACCAGTTGCCATTACTTAGCCTTTCTTTTTGCTGCTGCATTATCAACAAGGTTGGGGTAAGGGCGACCAGCCTTCTTTGCTGCTGCTTTTGCCTTAGCCTTTTGTGCAGGAGTCAATGGAGTAGATTTCTTGTTAGGATTTTTTGTATCCCAAAATGCTTTCTTTTTCACCACTTCACCTTGTCTGCCCAGTACGCTGCCGACATCTTGCCTTTGGCAATGTTCTTAGCGTGACGAGCCTTGAAGGATGCTTGGCGTGCAGATGGTTGTCTATCACCAGTCACGCCTTGCTGTCCAAAACGAATTGTTTTTACTTGTGAGCCTTCTTTAGCCACAACAACATGAGATTTAGTCGGATGACTTGGAGTACGCTTAGGCTTGTTAAAGCCTGCTACACCTGCTCTTGCTAGTCGTGAGTCTTTTTTGGCTGGCATGATTGTTACATCATCCTCATTTTAGACTTTGGCTTTAACTTTGCCTTTGGCTTTGGCTTGCCTGTTGCTGCTGACTTGTTCATCTTAATCATGTTTGCAGATGGTTTAGCAGGCATTGCTGGCTTCTTTGCTGCTGGCTTTGATGTTGCTGAGCCAGTAATCTTTACTTTTTTCTCGTACATTGGCATTGCTATTTCCCCTTTTTCTTTGATTTACCCGCTACTGCTAAAGCAATAGCGACTGCTTGTTTACGGTTTTTTACAACTGCTGCTTTCTTAGGACCTTTAGGGTTTTTTCCACTATGTAGGGTTCCGCGTTTAAACTCACCCATAATTTTTTCAACTTTGTTCTTAGGCATTAGTCATCCTCAATTTCGGTATTGTTCTTGTGATACATACCGGGCTTAACGGTGACCTTCTTTAAACTTGCTTCTGTTGGCTTACTGCTAACATCCCTACCGCCTACGCCGTAAGGTTCAACAGCACCATAGCATCCACACTCAGCACACATTACTTACTCCTTTGTGTTATGACTTTTACATCTCCGCCAACACTTATGTTGTAATCAGCAGAAACCTTAATTGCTCTACGAGCCACAGCCTCAACGCTCTTAATAGAGTTCTTGCTCATGCCTGCTGCTGCTAGCGCACCAAGGGCTAAATCGCCCCCACTACCTACCGCATACAAACCACGGTCATCTCTTGACCATAAATAATCTTGGTCAACTTCGTAGATAACTCCGTTTAAACAGATAAGTGCATCAAATCCGGCATCTTTATCTTTAGTTGTATCAGGGTTGTACCCATGTTCAATCATTGTTTCCCGTAGGGAAGGCAGAACTTTTGTCTGCATAAACACATCTGTTGGTATTGTCTTAATTACTTTCGGTGGAGTCCAAAGGTAAGTTGCAATGTTTCCTGCAATAGCATCACCTGAAAACCCAAATACATAGTCGCCTTTTTTGATAACTTTATCCACACCTTTTGCATAGTATGGTTTGTCCTCATAGGTAGTCATGGAGTCGGCTGCGATTAACGCCCAACCCTTTCCCTGAATACCTACAATGGCAGTCATAGTTACCCCTTAAATGTCCCTGTATTTGCATCAAAGGCTTTGCCAGCCTTATCAGACTTCTCAACTGCATCTTTAATTTTTGCCATTGAAGTTCCAGCAGGTTGAATACCTTGCGCTCTTGCAGCAGCATAAGCATTAAGTTCAGCGTTCCATTTTTTATCAGTCATACCTTTAGCGCTGTTAGCATCACCTGTGCTGAACTCTAGGTTAGATGCTCTCAAACACTCACCCCAATTTGTGTGGTCTTGTGTTGGACAGCCAGTTCTACATGCCATGTTTAAACCGTTGTTATGTATTCCTCATAGCCTGCTGCTATGAGCCGTGTTCTTGTTTGTTCATCAATGTCGTAAATGTGACCACCTAAATAAACTTCATCTGCTTCCAAGGTTTGAGTTTGACTTGGATAACGAAATGATGAATACACACCATTAACTCGTAGGACAGTAATCCCACGGTTTATGCCCATACGCTCAAAAAGGGTATGTCCACCAGCAGGGGTTTCTTTAATGCTGGGTGGTGTGAATTGGTATGCCATAATTCTCCTTAGTGTAACAGGGTAGCGGGCGTTTAAACACCCGCCACCCCGGTACTAATCTCCGAAATTAGTCAGAGATGCTAGATGAAGTTTCAATGCGGAACAACGCATCATCACGATAGCGGGCGAAACCAAGTACGCCGTACCATCCGATTGGGCGGAAACGCATTAACTTATCAGTAACAGGTCCGATAACTACGCCCGGTTCCTGTGCTACTGCCTCTGCCAAAGCCTGCTTTCCGCAAAGAATTGTGCGGTAAACATTTGTCTTTGGAGTAACAGTTACAGTTGCACCTGATGTTACAGCAGCAGTAGTTGCTACTGAAAGGGTGAGAACTGCACCGTTGATTGCTGAAACAAGTGTGCTTGCGCCAGTTGTTGCAGAAATTGCTACACCATCACCGACATCAATACCTGATGTTGATGCAACAGTAATTGTTGTTGCACCTGATGCAGATGTTGTTGTGGTTGTAGTTGTGAAGGTTGACTGATTAGCACCTTCTGCCTTTTCGTACATGCGTGGTGTTTCTACAAAGAAAGCACCCTCGTATGTTCCGATTGTTCCAGCCCATAGATTACCCTGTGCAGAGTCTGTTTGAGCGTGGATGTCGCGCCATCCGACTGAGCCGGTTTCGGCGCGAAGGTCGTGTGAAACCTCAGGGTGAATACCTGCCCAGTACAAAGAACCTTGGCGTGGAACAGCCTTGTTGCTACGCAACTTGGCTACCGCACGGCGGATTTTTGCAGATGTTAGGGTATCAGCAGATGATACTGTTGCTGTTGAAGTAACAGTTCCACCATAGATAACATTTGTTCCCTGACGGAGAGTTTCCATTGCTAACTTATCAAGTGAGTCAGCCATGTTGAAGGCAATAATGTCTGCAACTGCTGGGTCCACATCTGATAGTGAGAATAGTTGTAACTTACGAGTTACAAGTGATGCATTACCGTATTCTGCAAGTGTTACAGAAGTGGTTGATACATCTGATAGCGCTACTGCATCAGGGTCTGTTGCCTCTGATAGTGCAGAAGTTGCCGCTGCCAAATCATTGTAAAGTGAAAATACAACGCTTGACCCCGGCATTGCTTGCTGTGCTGGTCGCTTGTCTGCAACGCTACGAACTAGCGGTTGCGAACGGAGAGCGAACTCAACATAGCGGTCATACGCAACTTTTACCAAGCCTGCAAGGGCTGTGGTGTTGGTATCTGCCATGAGTTATTACTCCTTTAGATTGGTAGTTGGTTAATTTAATCCAAGGATGCGATTTAATTCATCTGCGTTTCCTGCTGAAAGAATTTTAGCCATAGCATCTGAGTCAACTTCCGGAACTTGTCCTGTTGAAACCACTTGGTTAATTCTTGCATTTGCAGAAACATCTAGTGAATTGTTATTTGAAGCCTGCTCTGAATTAGCGTTTTGGGTTGAACCAAATACATCACCGTATTCATTTAGCCAGCCATTGATTGCTTCCTCAGAAGTATCAATGTCTTGCGGTATGAACGCAGCAATCTTTGGGTTAATGCCCTTGGCTTGTAACACATCCTTCACAGTACGCTGGCGGGTCTGCGATTGCAGTCCTTTCAACTCCTGTTCCAGTTCTTTTGCACGCTTTTCAAGAGTGCGATTTACTTTTCGGAGTTGCTTAACTACATCCGTGCCTTCGTCACCGAAGTCATCAAACTCGTCATCATACTCGTTATTTTGGCTCATTAGCCATCTCCCTTTCGTTAGTTGTTGTATTCGCAATCCACAATGTATGTAGGGGAACATACCTTGGCTATTGCTACCAGACTTCTTACACTCATCCGGGCTGGTCGGTCAGATAAGGAACCTAGTTATTGGTTAGTCGTACTGCGTAGTGAATAAGCACCTACGCCTGACTGACCACCAAAGCGGAACATTGCTTCACGCTCTGCTCTGCGCTTTGACTTTAACAATTTCTCTTGCTCGCCACCTACAACGGCTTGTACTGCTTCTAGTTCGTTGTAGTTTTCGCGTTCAAGTTTTGCTAGTGATGATTGAGTATCAGCAAGTATTCTTGCTTTACCAAATTCTTGTTTTAACATTGATACATCTGCTGTACCAGTAGCACCAATTAAGGCTTCTGCTTCTCTAGCACGGGCAGCAGCATCAGCGCCTAACATAAACCTAGCGCTAGCAGCAGCAGCGCCAATTTCAGCAGAACGAACCTGCTTCTTAATAACATCCATTGCCTTCAATGGGTTAAGTAAGTAGCCAATGGCATCTGCTTCTGTTACATACATTTCGCCAAGAGCCTTCATAACATCAGGTTCTTTTTTCACACGGTCTGCTGCAAGGGCTGCTCGTTCCTCAAACTCAGGAAGTTTAACAAAGTTACCAATGTACTTTCCTAATTCAGAGCGTGAGCCATAAACCTCAGCATCAAGTCCCCGTGAACGAAGGACTGAAATCATGCCTGTTTCTAGGTCAATGTATTCACCTTCGGTAATTGCTCTTTGTGCATCACTAAGAGCCTTCATGCCCGGAAAGCGTGCTTCATAAGATTTAGTTTTACGGATTTCAAGTTTAATTTGTGCAGCAGTCTTATCATCTAAAATCATTTTGTTTACTTCATCAGCAAGGTCTTTTAAACCTGCGCCTGAAAGAATAGAAACAAATTCCTCTAATGCTGTGCGTTGTCTATCGCGCTTTTCCTCTGTAAGAAGTTCAGCAGCCCTAAGATTACTTTCAGTATCATCTCCACCTGCATCATCAGGAATAAAGGCAACAAATTCCTCGTATGTTCCACCTTTACCGTTGGAGAAAACATTGAAAATGTTTGTTCCGCCACCAACTTTAACTGACTTTGTGGTTATGAACTTTCCAGCAAAATCATTGCCAGTACCAGTATCGTCATCAGTACCATCATCCTCAGTACCATCACCAATTTTTTTACCATCAGCAAGTTTTTTCTTAGCAGCATCTGCTTTAGCCTTAGCATCAGCAATTTTCTTTTTAGCAGCATCTGATTTTGCTTTTGCTTCGTCAATTTTTGCTTTAGCAGCATCTGATTTTGCTTTTGCAGCATCAATACGAGCCTGTACTTTAGGGTCAATCGTTGCTGGTTTTACCCCATCAGGTGCTTTGTATTTATCAGGACCAGTAAAATCTACTTTAGTAGGAGTTTTAGTAGGAGTTTTAGTAGGTGTCTTTGTAGGAGTAGGCGTTGTTCTGCTAGGTGGAGTTAAAGTTGGTCTGCTACTTTGTGGCACAACATTTGGTTTTGGCTTAGGCGCAGGAGTAGGCTTAGGTGTTGGCTTAGGTGTTGGCTTAGGTGTTGGTTTAGGTGTTGGTTTAGGAGTTGCCATCTATTAACCTACAATTCCGAAGTCACGAAGCAGGCTAAGCGCCTGATTGGTATAAGTTTCTTTAGCGTTCTTTGTGTACTGCCATAGTGGGTCGTTCTTAATAGACTTAGTAAACTCTGCAAATGTAGATTTAGCAGGCTTACCATCTACGCCAGTTTTCATTGCATACTTCATAAGGTCGTTCCACTTGATTGAACTTTCATCCATTTCAAGAAGGGAAGCCATCTGATTGCGATAATTACGAGTCATGTCGTAAAGACTTCTACCTTGATTTAAACCCTCAGCAAATGGGGAATAAAGTTCACTAGATTGGCGTTTCATTTCCTCATACCAAAATGACTCATCACGACCATCCATTGTGTCTAACAATGATTGGTTAATTGATTTCTTGTAATTGTCGTCAAGGCTAACGCCATACTTCCAAGCCAAATCATTGATACGGCGAATTGAACTTCCAATACTTCCGCCACCTGAAAAAATAATGTCTGACTTAGTAGCCAAATAATTATCTAGTTGAGCATCAGTCCAATCGTTTTTAATAGTTTCTAGGATGATGCCGTTTACGCGCTTGTTGTATTCCTCAGGGGTCATCATCTTGCCAGTAGTTGGGTCAATTTGGTTTAAACGGATACCCAAGGCTTCAAGCCGTTGTCTTACTGCATCTGTTTTATTGTTAATCTTTTGACCAAAAGTTGCAGCATTGCGTGGGTCATTAGACTCTAGGAAAAAGTTACGAAAAGTTGGATACTCGGTTTGCCACCAAGTTGTGCCTTTAAGGGCTTCCATAAAGGTTGCTTCATCCCAATTCTGCTTCTTAGCAGTATCAAGAAGTTTCTCAATGTCGTCACGCATTTTGGCATCATCAAGTGTTTTAAAAGTTTGTCGCATGTAGGAAACCCATACGGTTTTATCAATAACAACTTTAGGTTTATCGCCTGTGCCTGCACCAGTACCTGAACCAGCACCAGCGCCTGCGCCTGCGCCAGCGCCTGCACCAGCGCCTGCGCCACGACCAGCGCCTTGTGATGCTGAACCTTTGGCTGTGTATGGCTCAGGGTCAATGGAGTTAGGAATACCATCTCCATCTGCATCCTCAAAACTTCCAGTACCCTTACCACCGCTACCAACAACTGATGTAGGTGTAACCGTTCCACCAAGTTCTTTAATCTTGGCATCAATGTCTTTAATCTTTTTATCAGTTTCTTTAGCACCAAGAGTAAGCGCTCTCTTGCGCTCGCCCTGTAAGCGAGTAACTTCTGCTTGATTTTTCTTTTGCAATGTAGCAGCAGATGCTGTTTTAACTTGTGCATTAAGTTCGTCAAATGCTTTCTTTGCTGCTAAGTATTCTTTTTCTGCTTTTGTGTATGCAGGAGTGTTTAACTTAGCGCTTGCAAACGCTTTTCTTTTTTGTTCAAGAAAATAACCTGTTTTAGCAAGTTTTTCCTCAGGGGTCATTTCATCAGGTTGGACATTACCTCTACCGCCACCGCGTGGACCGACTGCCATTATGCCTTCACCTCACGCATCTCTCCTGCTAATTCATTGTAGATAGCATCTAAGTATTTATTTTCTTGGCGAGAGTCATACTCATCTGATGATTTAATAAAGTCAACAAC